ACAGAGTTCTTAACAGAGAGTTGTTACGTATTAGTCATCCAGGATAGTATGGGTGAGGTAGTAAGGGTTGCACAGACATCTTTTGAGGACCTTTAAGAATAAGTTAATAGAACTAAGAAATGGCTGAGAAAAAAAAGTTACCTAGCTTCGTACAGATGGCTAAGAATTTTGCTGGGGAACTAACAACGTATATAGCCTCCGGAGCCCCCAATGTGGAGGAAGAGAACTATAAGAAAAGATTAGACACTTGTAATAAATGTGAACATCTTTTAAAGGCCACTATGAGGTGTGGTAAATGTGGGTGTCTACTTGAGCATAAAGCAAAGTGGAAGACCACTACCTGCCCCCTAAGTAAGTGGGACCCAGAGATATTATCAGTTGAACAGAAGGATTCTTTAGAAGTTATTAGAAAAAGATCTGAACAAGCTAAACTAGATGCAGCGAAAAAGAAAGATGATTCAAAAACTGGCGAATAAATACAATCTACCTCTAAGTAAAATAGAGGAGATAGTAAATTACCAGTATAAGTTTGCAGCAGATATTATAAAGAAAGGAAAGTTCGAAGATGTACGACTTCCTTATTTTGGTAAGTTCTCTGTGAATAAAGGAAGATTAAAGCATATACAAAAGAATGGAACTACTAATAGTAAGTAATAAGAAAGTTATAGTCTCTGTCTACGCCCTTAGTATTAAGGAGTTTGCAAAAGTTGCAAGTAAGAAGGACGGAGATAAAGAACTAGCGTACATATATCATATGTGCGATCATAACTCTCCGTTTGCAGTATATGACCAAGACGTAAGAGAGGCGGAAGTCGCATCTAGTATTTTTAAGCTAGATTGGAATCCAAGTAAAGATGTACTCGTAGCGTGTGATAAGTACAAGGAATTAAAGGAAACTCACGCAATTAAACTTTTGAAAGCAGCTAGATCTGCAGTAAATAAGCTTAAAACTTATTTTGAGCTAGTAGATCTTACCTCTGTGGACGATAACGGAAGACCAATATATCAAGCAAAGGATCTAGTAGCTAATTTATCTAAAATGGCAGATGTAGTTAATGGTCTAACTAAACTAGAAGAGCTTGTTAAGAAAGAGAAGCAATCCGCCGCTGTGAATAGGGGAGGAGTTGTAGTTAATAAATACAGTCAATAATGAATTACCTTGAAGATTTAGATGAATATAACGATGTAATGCATAATGCATACCTAGTTGTTATAAACCAGAAAACTATAGATTCTCTATATGAGGATCTAAAGCTTTCGGGAAAAGATTACTTTACCTTGCCTTTTGATTTCAATAAACCTAGCAGTGTACTGGAGATTTTAATAGACCACTACTCTGATATGGAGGATTATGAGAAATGTGCAAAGTTAATACATATGAAGGATGTTTAAAGACACAGTATTGCTGCATCAGTCTGCCATTAACTATATGGAGAATGGTCACTATACATCTGCTATGCCTGGGACACAGGCGTACTATGATTATTGGGATGAAGAAAAGAATAGGTGTTTATACGGATATACTTCCGGAGATATAACCATTACAGGTAATCATTATTTTTATCTTAACTATTGCCCTATTGATAGATCTGTTAAAGAGATATTACCAGACGGTACAGAGATTGCCAGGCGTGAGAGAACTTTTCCTGCGTTTTATGATGGTGATTTTAAGTATTTTACAGCGATAGACACATGTAGGAGAGAAAATAAACATATGACAGTGTTGAAAGCACGTCGTAAGGGATATTCTTACAAAGCTGCTGCAATGTTAGCTCGGAACTACTTTTTTATACGTAATAGTAAGAATTATGTGTTCGCAGGGCAGAAGGAATACATCATTGGGGATGGATTACTCTCTAAGACGTGGGAAATCCTTTCATTCATAGATGATAACACAGCATGGACTCAACCTCGCATTAGAGACAGAGAAATGAGTAAGATGTCTGGGTATAAGAAGAATGTAAACGGAGCAGATGTAGAATTAGGAATGAAGTCCCAGATTATCGGAGTATCTCTGAAAGATAACCCTGATAAGGTAAGAGGGAAAGCAGGTGAGCTTATTTTCTTTGAGGAAGCAGGTGCATTTCCAGGATTATTGAAAGCATGGGAAGTAGCAATGCCTACGATGCGTCAAGGAGCAAATACTCTTGGTACTATGGTAGCTTTTGGTACTGGTGGTACAGAGGGTGCAGATTTTGAAGGGATGGAAGAGTTATTTTACAACCCTCATTCATATGACTGTTTGGCCTTTGATAACATATGGGATGTTGGTGCCGGTGGTACTAAGTGTGGACACTTTGTGCCAATTTATGAAAACCTAGAAGGGTTTATAGATAAGGATGGTAATTCTGACAAGGATACTGCAATAGAATTCGAGGAAGGAAACAGGACTAAGAAAAAAGGTACTAGTGATCCTAAAGCACTTGATCAGTATATTGCGGAGCATCCTTTAAATCCCAGAGAGGCGACATTGCAGATTTCTGCAAACCTGTTTGACATAGCTTCTTTACAAGCTCATTATAACAATGTGAAAGTCAACAAGTTAGATAAGATAGGAACTTCTGGAAGATTACTTTACGGTAAGGGTAACAAAATTGAGTTTAAACTGGATGGAGATTGTAAACCTATTATAAGGTATCCACACAGGAAAGAGGATAATCTTAAAGGAGCTGTTGTGATATACGAGGCGCCTTATAAGAATCTAAAGGAACAAGTTCCTGCAAACCTCTACTTAATCTGTCATGATCCATATGGCCAGAATCAATCTGCAGATTCATCTTCTTTAGGTGCTGTATATGTATTAAAGAGAGTTAATAATATCTCTACTCCAGATGATATGATTGTTGCAAGCTATGTGGGTAGACCTAATACTCAAGATGATTTTAATAGGAATCTATTTATGCTTGCAGATTATTATAATGCTAAGATAGGGTTTGAGAATGACCGTGGAGAGGTTATTGCATATGCTAAACGTTACAGAAAATTACACAAGCTCCAGGAAGAGTTTGAGATGCTTGATAAGAAGAACCTTAGAAGTAAGACAGTAAAAAGACAGTTTGGGATGCACATGACAGAGCCCCGGAAACGTCAAGGAGAGTTATATATTAGAGACTGGTTGAATGCTGTGAGGCATAAGAATGAAGACGGATCTCAAATACTGAATATGCATAAGATATATGATTTAGCTCTATTACAAGAGTTGATAAAGTTTAATCATATGGGGAATTTTGATAGGGTGATGGCCTTTATGATAGGAATGTACCATACAAGAGAACTATACAACTCGGAGGTTAGAGATGTATTAGAAGACAGAACTGCTGATAAATGGTTTGACTCAAACTACTATTAGTGGTATATTATAAAGATTGCTATAAAATCAAAGTATAGCCTTTTTTATTCATAAAAATTAATTATTTTTGTAGGATATGCACTTAGGATCAGAAAAAATACCACAACAAAAGTTACCACTATCAAAGAAGACAAAGATTTGGAGGGAAGCCTGCGTGTCCGCGTTTATTGATATGTCTAACAGTTCTTCTAGTACAAGGAAGGATGATTTAAAATCGTTATATGATTATTATAACGGTGTAATTGAGGCGTCTGACTATAAGTACGTGTTAAGTCCGTACGGTAAGACCCGTACGAATTTCCCATCCAAAATGCGGAATTACCCCATCATCAAACCTATAATTGATCTTCTCCTGGGGGAAAAATCTAAACGGCCCCTCAATTACACTGTAAGTGTTTTAAATGATGATGCTGTTTCTCAGAAAGAAAAGCAAAAGCATGAGCTTCTTATAAAGAACTTGGAAAAGCAATTTATAAACAAGCTACAAGAACAGGGGATGGAGACAGGTATGGGAGAGCAGCAAACTGAGCCTCCTGAAGATATTATAGCAATGTTTGAACGTAGTTATACAGATAACAGAGCTATTTTAGGTCAACAATCTTTAAACTATATTATACAATCTCAAGAAGTTAATTCTAAGTTTCAAAAAGCTTGGTTTCATTATCTAGTGTCTGGAGAAGTTTATACTCATAGAGGAGTCCGTAATAAGGAACCTTTCTACGATGTTATAAATCCTATAGACGTGGATTACGATATGGATCCAGATTTAGAATATGTAGAAGACGGTGATTGGGCTCTTGTACGTAAATATGTACACGCTTCTACAGTTATTGATCACTTTAATCACATATTATCTGAGACTCAGGTACTAGAATTAGAGGATCCAAGACAAACAGAGGCAGATAACTACTTACTTTATACTAGATCAAGTACAAGCACAGACCCTAACGTTCATAGAAATAGATTGATCGAAGTGGTTAATGTTTACTGGAAATCTAGAAAACGTGTAGGATTTGTTTCGTACACAGACACTGAGACTGGTGAAACAGAGGAGTTTGAGGTAGAAGAAGGGTACAAAATTCCTATGGAATTAAAGGAACTTGGTGGAACTCTTACATGGGTGTGGCACAATGAGGTATGGAAAGGGACTAGAATTGATGGTAGAATGTTTATAGATATTGCTCCTATAGCTAACCAACGAACGTCTTTGAACAATCCTTCTAAGTGTAAGCTCCCAATTAATGGAAGACGTTACTCTGATGTAAATTCTAAAAATATTTCAATAGTTAGTCTTGGTATTCCGTACCAACTTAACTATAATATATACAAATATAGGTTGG